TAATGCGACCAGTATGAATGAATTGGGCCTGTTTGCCACCACGCAGAGTCCGGTTCATGACCAGATCTTTGGCGATGGTGCTGTTACGGAAAGCCTCGTAGACTTCACCCGTGAACAGCTTGAGGAAAAGGTTAGTACGTTGGGCGTAAGTGGGCGATTGGCCGCCCGCCTTATTGGCTTCGCCCAGATAAGTTACTGAAGCAGTCATTGTTTTGTTTGGGAATGAAAAAAGTTAATCAGTTCCCTTCTAGAAGGAGTTGTTGCGCTTAAAGTATTCAGTTTTTAGGCAATACTTGTGTTGTATTGGGTGTCCACCGCAGCGGGCCAATACTCCAACCGGTTGGTTTTTTAAAGAGGTATCCTTCCTCAATAGAAAAGGGGTCCGACTCTGAGGTGCCCCTAATCCAATAAAATAAAAATGTTAACTAAGTCGTGTTACCTTGACTTGGCCAACTCCAGAGCCAGTGAGACCGATAATGTCAGCCGCACCTTTACTGAGATCTAATGACCTTCCATGAATGTAAGGACCTCGATCATTTACACGAACCACGGCACACCGCTTGAAACAAACTTTAAGTTTTGTTCCAAAAGGTAGTGTCTTGTGTGCGGCAGTAAGAGCGTGTTGATTAAATCGTTCACCATTAGCAGTAGGATGTCCCTGGAACCCAGGACCATACCAAGAACTAATGACGGACAGAGTAGTTAGCAAAGAAAACATGATAAAATTGCAAAGAACTTTAATATTGTTTACAACGCGTCTTAGTTAAAGGTGGCCTGTCATCACGACGGTCACCCTTTTATTCTACATCAAGTCGCCAGAAGCGGCAAGTTTTTGTTCGATGTCATATCGATAAGCAGGGTCGTTACGATACCGTGGATCACTGATAGCATTAGCCAATTCAGCATTCGAACGGAATCCTTTGACAGTGCTCTTAGGTGCTCGGCCTGAAATCTGTTGCCCCTCAAAGCCAACCGAATCTTTGTAACGCTGATTCAATGCTTGAACGGCAAAGAAAATAGCATCCTTGTTACCGCTGTTAACAACATTGTCATAAGCAGCAACTTCTTCTGGTTTGAGATTATCGGCAGCCCAGGAAAGAGTATCGTTGTAAGCATCTTGTCCACCCACAGAATCAACAATAGTCTTGGCAGCATCATCCGAAAGAGGTTGTGCTTTAGCTACTGGATTGTTTTTCTGCATCTCCATATAAGCATCAATGAGTTCCTCGGAAGGCATCTCCTTGAGCTTTTGAAGTGTTTCAGGTTTAAGAGCATTATCATTTGAGTAATACTCATCTGATGCTTCTTTGAGAAAGTCAATCTGCTTTGACACTGGGGACCGTTTTTCTTCCTCTGGGGTAGAGTCAGGGGTAGAGTCAGGGGCAGAGTCATCGGAAGCAGAGTCATCCTCTACTCCTTCTTCCTTATTTCCTAGTTTCTTTTGAAGTTCTAGGTAAGCTTTTTCAAGATCCTCTGCTGATTTAAATTTACCAGCATATTGAGAATGATCGTTTGCTTCAAGTTCACTTCGACGATACTGTTCAAGAGCATCAGCTTCTTGTTTATCAATCAGATTACTACCTGATTCCAAAAGACGTAGCTCTTCGGCTTCCCGAGCAGCTGTCACATCTGGATCAGTTGCATCAAAAACAATTTCAGACATTTGGTTTAGTGGATAACAATGGAAACTTTACCAACACCAGGAGATGAGACTTTTACATCACCATACTTAAACTGCTCCTTTGGCGTAATTGTTACTGGAGCTTCCTCTTCGTTATTGTTGAGGAGGTTGGGGTTGGGGTTTAGTGGTTTGGAAGCCTGAGGCTTGCGCGGAATTGATGACATTTTGAAGTGCTTCGATAGAGCCAGGGTTTTTATCAGGATCCATCATAGGAGCTTTAGCAAGTTGTCCTGCTTGCCCCATGAGAGAATTAGTCATGTTAGCCATCTGTAGTTTCTGCATCTCTTGTTGACGCTGATTCTCAGTCTTGACCAACTTAAGAGTATCGATACCTTGGGCAGCAGCAAGACGCTTGACTGCCTCTTCTGGGTCGATATACCGAGCCATTGCTTCAGGACCCAGGGCTTGGGAAATCGTTTGAAGGAACATCATGAGAGATTCACGGTCCTGTCCACGGCCAATGCCTTCAAGTCCCGCAATGATGGTTGGAAATACAATTCCTTTTGGAAGTTGAGGCAGTTCTTTCGAACGCTGAAGGGTAAAGAGTTTCCGTTGGAGGTACGGGCGAACTAATTCAACAGTCAGATTACCATAGATTCCCCCTAGCTGCTCGTTGAGTTCCTGCTGAGTAGCACGGATCTCTTCGGCAGTAGTTCGTTCGCTTTGGCGCACCGTCATAATCAGGAACGCCTCAGACAACCGTTGAGTCAGGGACTGGATCATTTGGTAAGCAGAGGAGAAGTCTGCCTGCTTGCTGACCTGAACCGCAGTAACGTCTTCGGCACGACCTTGGATGATAGCACCATTGCCAGCTTTAGCCAGCGTACTGGGCTTCACAGTGGCCGCAGGACTCACCAGGAATACAACCTTGGCAGCAGCGGCACTGCCCTCCACCATGGCTTGCATGAGCCCCTCAAGGGACCGCAAATCTCCAAGAAATTCTTCAATTCTACCACGTCCATAGTCTTCTCCATCAACCACATTAAAGCGGAGAGGAAGCCACGGAGTAGTATTTTTGGGTGATTTACCAAAGGAATCAGGAAGAATCTTCCCATCCACTTCTTGACGCCAACGCCATTGTCCATCCTTGAGTTTAGCCCAAGTGTAAACAGCAGCCTCACCTTCGCCAACAGTAACATCAGCACTTGGAGCACTGGTATTATCTGATACATCATTTACATTACGTGCTTGTTCCGTTTGGAATTCAGCAGAAAGAAATTGACGATCAATAGATTCAACAGTAACGATCTCGGTGGGATTACCTTCTCCATCACGAACGACCACATAGCGGTCAAGAGGATAAAGTTTAACACCATTAGCACCCATGTAAACCAGAGCATTGCCTGTCACGATCACATGCTTCATTGCTTGATGAAGAAGAACGCGATCTTGTGATTCAGCAATATTTTGCATGACTACTCGTTCCATTTTGGAAAGAGATACATCAATTTCTGATCTAACTTGAGCACTAAAACTAGGGTCCAAGCTAAGTTTGCCATCATTAATCTGAAGCTTAAAAAATGTTGCGTTCACAGGGAACAAACTCAACATCAATTTAGAAGCCATCACATTAACGCCTTTAGCGCCCATGGATTGCCAAGGGGTTGGTAGCTTCTGTCCATTCACTACCCCCGTAGGAGTAAGAAGATAAGGAAGAGACAAAGCAGCACAATCCCTAGCAGTATCGAGAAAGATCGTTCTGTCGCTTGCTAGTCGTGCATAGCGACTTGCGGCAGATTGATTTTCCATTACTTCCCACCAATTGTAAGGACGGGTGAAGCAGCAGGCATTCCACCAGTACTAAGTGGAATAGTCAAAGCACTTGTTCCACTACTAGCTTGTTGAAGTGATTCGCGTTTGCTTTTAGAAGTTTTAACCGTAGTTGGTGTAGTTCCTGTAATTACAGACTCAGGTGCTGGAGGTGTTGGCTCTGGAGCAGCGGGCATGTTTGGAGATAAACACATGATTAAGGATTGCGTTTTGATTTAAGGTATCGAATAATTTCAATAGCCCCAGCCATACGTCCAGTTTGCCATGCGTTCATTTCATGGTCTGGGTATTGGTCTGGGTACATAGTATCGAGTTCTTCGATAAGTTTGTCAAGATCAATTCTTCCCCCAACAAGACTTGTCAGAGGAATGGTTTCGGTGTCGTAGTAGGCGTCAGCCATATTGTGGAAGATCAGTGTTTGCCGCCTCAAAGAAGGCAGGCATACGGGCTCGTTTTGTGTCGGATAGACCAGGGGCCTTACCCCTTTCATAAAGAGAGTCTGATTGAGACAACCAGAAATCCTTATCGAGATACTTGTTAGTTGAGGATTTCAATCCATCAACTACCCATCCGACAGTCGCTCGGCGAAGTCGGTCCAGG